CCTCCTATAACTATTTATCTGTAAATAAAGTTAAATGACGTTATGCCTTTAACTTCAATGGTTTTTGTTTCTTGTTCAACTGTGTGTTCACCTGCGTCATCTTTATACTTGAATGGATAATGCGAAGGTAGTTCAACGCTGCATGATTCCCATGTATGAATGAACACAACGTCTTTAATGATTGTGATACGATAGCCATGTCCTTGGTATTTACCATAGCGTCCAACAGTAGCGAGAGCAACCTCATCGTTACTGCTGAACTGGCTAACATCATCGATTTGGATTTTGTTTTGAATTGCCATACTGCTCCTTAGAATGAATCACAGAGAGTGTATTGGATTTTACCGCTGATGATATTGAATGCAACAGGATCTGAAACTGAAACTTCAACAGAAACAACTTCATGTAATCCAAGGTTCATCCATTCAACTTCCCAATCATATCTACCTTGACGACCAAGCAAACCGATTTCCTGGTTGCTCCAGTCACCACCGTCATCAGAATAACGCATCATGATCTGTGGATTCAAATCTACATCGTCAAAGTCACCTTTATTACAAATAAGTTTAATACCATCAATGAAGAACTGCTGATAGTTATTCATCAACATACCAGATCGTCTCATGCGGATCATTGGGCGTCCATCATATTCATCAAACTTTTTAGGGTTAAGGTAAACAAGTTTACCATCGCCTGTACCAAACATCAATTTGCCTTTATGCAATGTAGCAAACTGTGGTCTCCAGTAATGATGAGCGTTTGTGTACCTGTCTTTACTTGAACGTCTATGCCAAGCACCTTCCAAGATATCATATACTAATGTATAGTCATCTTTGATGAATGTAATCGCATAGAACAAGTGACCGTTTTCAGCCCAGCACTGTCCTTTAGCATCAGCAGGATTTATCATTTGAGAAATCTTTCGTTCAACATCAGGTGTGCTGCAACGGTTCAACTGATTTGCCTGCCAGTAGTAAATACCGTTTTCACCAATAGCAGATGAACCAAGGAAGAACACATAGTCGCCAACCATAGCAAGTGATTGAACTGCCTTTATACCAATGCTGCTAGCAGCATTAGTTGGGCTAACGAAAGGAGCATCAACGTCAGAATTGTAATTAAAAATCTGAGTAGATTTTGGTCCGAAGGTGTAAAGTAAAGTAGCGTTTGAACAAAGAGCTGTAGTATTATCAGGAGACCATTCTGAATAAGTAATAAAACCGTAATCACGATAGCCTTCCTCACCAGGTTTCCAAGGATCAATCATAAAGATATCATCATCAATCGGTTCGTGGTTTTTGCCTTCGCGTTCAAACGGATACTGATACGTAATGTAGAATGCGTCAGTACCTTCATCATTAACGATTAGGTAATTGTACATATAAGCACAATGCGTTGGCACGATACGCTGTGATGGGCGTTCAGCGTCTTCTTGACGTACACGATATGGCAAAGCAATGGTTCTGCAGCCGTCCTTACTAGAATCACGCATGTCTTCTGTATTCAATTCAGTATTACATGCAATTACGTTAGCGCCATCAACGACGATTAAATGCGGATGAGCGGAACCTTCACCACCAGTTTCACACATCGAGACAGGCGTATCTGAGTCTGTCAGTGAGGAATAGATTTCCTCGGCCTGTAGACTGCCATCTACATCCCTGATTACATAAAGCTTGTTAGCAAATACAGCAAATAAAACAGGGAATCCATCCATGCCTCTAGCGCATTCAAACATACCACGGCAAGGTCCGTCGCTAATGTCCAGAAGCAGTGAAGTACCAGAGATGGATCTTAGCATCGATGTTGAAGATGCACCCTGACCTTGCGTTTCAGGGAATAGATTTACGCTGTCTGATAGGTTAGCTAGACGTACATCGGATTCACTCCAGCCACCTACCATATTTTGAATTAGAGAAACATTAGGCATCTTTACTCCTTACACCAAGAATCGTCCCATGATGCCGTCAGCGTAACTCCAGTGTCTGCGTGTATCAATGTCACGGCCAATGAATTTGTTTACTGAAGATGAACGGCGAACGTTTTCTTCAAGCTCTGTCAAACGATCCTTCAGCAACATAACAGTGCTGTCGCTCAAACGAGGATACTGACAGGCAAGATCGTAAACAAGACCTGCTGTAAACAATGCGATGAACTGGCGAGGAATGTTAAATTCCGTATCCTGGTCAAAGTCAAACATTTCATTGTAGATTACTTTGATTTCATATTCAAGCATCGGTTTCTTCAGGAATAGTTTTACATGAGTTTCATCTAATGGCAATACTGAATACACTGTGTTTGTGTAGCCGTAATTATAGAAATCTTCGTATGCAATGAAATCCAATTCAGTCCAGCTTTCAGATGTTGAACCTTTAGGTCTAGCATATACACGAACGACTTCCTGCAGTCTATTAGCAATTACATCAGGAAACGCTGCATCAGGAACAACATCGCCAATTAGTGTTTCGGTCTTGTCTGTCGTAAAGTTTACTTCTTTACGTGTAAATGACAATAAGTTTGTGTTCGAGTACTGAGCAGCACGCTTCTGCAAAAGTATCAATGCACTATTGAAGATGTTACCAGGAATCGGTTGTGAACGATTCACAAGGCGTGCTTCATCACAGGCGTCCACGATTAAATCACGAACTGTTTTTTTCATGTTAACCTCTTATCTTAACTTTACATAGTTGTTATAGAATTTACCAAGTGAGTTAGATGTTAGCCACGCGCTCATTTGTCTAGGAGTAAGCGCGTACCAATAAGTAGAATTACCAAGGCGAACAAACGCCGTATTACTTGATGGCAAATATCTAATGTTAGTAACAAATGTAGAAGAAGCACGAGCAGGAGTATTAGTATAAGGCACTGCTGCCCTTGCTACATTGAACTCCTGTTCTTGCATCTTAAAAGCCTGAGCGGCTGCTGGATTCATTCTTCCATATAGTCCAGCAGCTCTCATGTAATCGTTCCAGCCGGAATAAGCCATGTTAGCCTCCTATTGCTTTATCAACGATATCTAGCTTTGCTTTCTCAAGGCTGATCATTTCCTTTTCAAGTTTTGTCTGTTCAACAGCAGCCTTGAACTCATTGTCTTGCATCTGCTGTTGCATATCAATGTTTGCTTCAGCAGCCTTGATGTTGAGTTCCTGTTGCTTGATGCTCATTTCATCTAGGTGCTTCTGATAGTTAAGGATGTTTGTTTCCTTCATGTTCATCAACTGCAACTGCAACTGGTAAATCTGATTCTTCTGTTCAGCGTTAAGTAGCATTTGCTTTTCCAACTCATCCTGAGTTTCCTGAAGCACTGCGTTCATCTTATTCAATGTTGCTACTGCTAAAGGATCTTCGTTTGCGTCGGAATCACTAATGAAGTTAATATCTTCTGTGTTAGCGATAATATCAGCAAGCAACGGTTCTTTGAGCTCTTCGTCAAGCGTTTCAACGTACTGCTTAGCGATAATCTTACGAGTCTTTTCATCAACAAGCTGAGATACAGCAAGCAATTCCTGACGGCGTTTCTGCATCTTAGTAATTACCTGAGGACCGTTGATTAGCTTGAATGTTGGAACCTTTTCAATGTTGCGCTGCCAGCAAAGCATTTCAATGATTGCTTTATTGAACTCAAAGATAGCGTCATTAGCGTTCTGATACAAAGATTCAACGTTGCTTTCAGAATTGTTTTGCTGAATGAGTATTTCTGTTGCTGTCTGTGAGTTAGCAACCGGGTTAATGCCTTGAGATGGAATACCGATCGTGCTTGCCATAAGATCATTACAGCTCTGAATGGTTGCCATCAAGTCCTGAGTTTGGTATGATTCTATAATTGGCTGAGGAGCTACGTCACCATTGTATAAGCAGACGAGCGATTCCTTCGTGTGTAGCTTCCTGTAGAATTCATCCAATCCGTCAAGTGCTTTAGCAGGCATCATATAAGAAGCCTTAGGTGAACGGTTAGCACGTTCAAGCAATGTTGAATATCCGAGGTTCATACCGAACTGAAGATCCGCAGTCATATCAACGATACCTGCGTAATCAATCTTACCGCCACGAACGATTTCATTGAAGCAAATACGGAAGATAGGAATACGTGAACAAGGAATTTCAACCTTATCAGCAACAACCTTATTACCGCAGAGCTTGTACATATCAACAGTACCAGCATCGTTCATTTCGTAATAAGTAACGATAGGCATTGTACCAGCAGGAATGTTCCACTGGTCGCCGAAATTACCAAGGATATACTTTTCGTTGTTTGAAATTACGTCATCACCGTATAGGCGCTTTGCTTTATTGATGCTAATGAAATTTACGATAGCACCTTGTTCAGCGTCTTTACCGTCTAGTTCCTGAATGTTTGGATCTAGAGCAACCTGAGATACGTCACGAATTACTTCAGGAGTAATTTCGCTGTTGACGATTGACAGAACAAAGAAACCTGTGCCTTGTAATGTTGCATGACGAAGTGCCTGACCTAGCACAAACTTTACGTTGTTTGAATTTTCAATGAAGTCAAGCTCTTCCTGGATTTCTTTATAGATTCCATCAGGATCTTCAATGTCAGCGTGATATGGTGATTTAGAGAAAGGTGAAACGATTGCATTACAGAACTTAGGATACATTGAAAAGCTTTTGCATATACGACCTCTTCTATCGTATTCGTCAATCAGCTTATCGTCCCAGTAATTGCCTGAAGCGATTTCAAGATCACGGCGCTTGCGGGCAACTAATGCTGAATAATAGTCGGAACTCTTAATCAAGAATTCCCTTGCTTTGTTTAGAATATAATTTTCATTTTCCATTGGTTAACCTCTAAAATGGTGTGCACTCCATATACAACTATTTATTGCATGAGGGCACACCATAAAGGTTAACGGAACAGAAATGATGTCAATTGGTTACAACGGTCTTTTGATACCGTGCTCTGTATGTAGATATCTTCGTCGTCAATGCAGGTAAGCATCAATGCGTCAGTTTTATCAGGAGATCTGCGAATAACGAACTTAATCTCTTCTTTAGGTTGTAAAAGTATACGGTCAAAATTATCAAGTTTCCAATGAGTATTTAGTAACTCTTCTTTTACATCAGCGTTGTCAATGACAAGACCTTCACGAATGTACTTTACTAACTGGAAATATCCGTATGCTCTGATGTTTACATATTTCTTATCAGGTGACTTAGATGCAAATGATACAGATTTTGTTTGCTCAAATTCAGATATAAGTGCTTCATAGATTGCTTCTGAATACGCCATGTCAAGATTGATGGCGCCGATTGCATCTTTAGTAATTGAGTTAATGTTCATGAACTTGCGTATTTCTGACAGTACACCAGCACCAGTAATTCTGTCAAACTCCTGCATATCCAATATCTTATGGCCTTTACGATACACGATTGTCGTTTTGTCTCGGCCTGTACCTGCAGCGTCAATACCGATGTAAATCTTTTTGTCTCGCTCGTCTTCAAGATACTGTCTGTTCGTATCAGTTTCAAGATCGGCATAAGTAATGATACAAGTATCATCTTCATCAGTAATGATTTCGCCTTCAAGTTCCTGTGCACGAAGTCTTGCATCAGTAAATGTATTTTCAATTACTTGTATAGATTCGTCTGATAGGAATGTATTGTCTCGCATCTTAGCAGTAATCAAATCAATGTGTCCAGCTTTTGCTTCTTCTAGTACCCATCTATTCCAGTATGATCCCATTACTGGTGATGTAGCACCGATGATCTTTGGACGCTGACCTTTTGGTAAACGAAGACAAGGGTTAACGATAGCAAATAGATCAGATGGTGCCATGCATAATTCATCATAGCAAACAAGCGAAATCTCAGTAGTACCACGACATGAATCTACTGCTGAATATGAAAAGCCAAAGCAAATACTATCTTTTGCTAAAGGCGTTGTGATTGTCATTGAACTGTTATTTACTTCAACAGGTAAACCATGCTCGATGAAACGTTTCTCAATTTCTGTAAACAAATTGAAACGGAGAGCATGATAGTTCTGACAAAAAACCATGCAGCGCTTTCCTTGAAGCAGGTGCATGAATATGATAATAGAGAGTATGACACTTTTACCTGTACCGCGGCCGCCCATAAGCACAGCAGTGTCATACTCACTTTTTAAAAGACGCTTTTGGTGCGGCAATAATGTAAACTCAATGTTCATTAAGCGTCCTTGATTGTTATCGTTATTGTGTTATCTGTAATTGTATCCTTTGCCTTTACTTCAACAGATTTACCATTTGAATCTCCCCAGTTACGTTTATAGCGTCTCTTGAGAATTTCTAATTGGTTCATCTTACCTGACATGTAATAATTGCGTGAGATCTTATCTTCAATCTTTGTACAGTAATTAACTACTGTAAAGATAAAGTCACGAATCTTTACATCAGTATCAGAACATGAAGTAAGCGACGTGTATGACCTATATGTCTTTACACGAACATCGTCTGGTAGATAACTGTTTATACGATAAATGATTTTTCCTAAAGCGTGGCCAAGCTTTCCAGCCTCAAGATCTTCTCTTACAGACTCAACATCAAGATTCAGCAAAGCAATACAAATGTCAGCTGGATCTACTTCATCAGTCTGAATGTTAAAAGTCGTGGCAAGATTTTCCTGAGGCAGAAACTTCAAAGGCTTAGACAAAGCATCAGTAACAACTTCAATGATTTTGTTTATCTTGTTGTTTGCTGATGGTTTACCTTTGTGTGCTTCAACTGATTTTTGCTGAATCTCGTGTATATGTGGATTTGGCACGCCATTGACGTATCCACTAGGCATCATTAACCTCCAATGCCTAGAGATCCATTGCTTTTCTTATCAAGGAATTCATCAATCTTCAACATTACGTTGGTGATGATATTGAGTTTCTTATCCATAACGATAAGTGCGCTCATTAAATCCTCGTTGCTTACTGCTGCTGTTTCAGCTTTCAATTCGAGGTCTACTGTTTTCTTTCTTGCCATGATTTGTCTCCTTACAGGTTAGGCACCTGTTGCCATTAAAAAGGTGA